TTAATTGTAGCTTTGTAAGCTAAGTGTAATCTACCTTGCTCAGACCAAATTACTTGATCAGAAGACATAGGCATTTCTGCACCAACCATTCCTAAGAATCCGCTAATAGATCTGTCTCCATATCTTTCAACTTCAGCTTCGTAAAGGTCTGGCAGGTATTGTTGAGCCCATCCGCTAGTGCGAATGTCAAGGTAATTTGCTGTTCCCAGAATTACCTTTTTTTGAGCAGGAGTGACTAATCCATTAGCCAACGTGCTCGAAGTAAAATTTACTTGTGCCATTTTTAATTAATTTTAAGTTTGTTAATAATTTTTAAGTTTAAATTTAAGCTTAGAACTATCGTCACCGCTAATTGCTTTTACTTTTAATCCACCAGCGTTAACAGTACCAGTATCAGTTTTTCTAGCGTCCATGTTTATATTTTTGGCTTGACTAGTCATGTTTTTAATACCATCTGCTTTACCTTGTTCATAAAAATGATTAGCAATAGCGTCTGCGTTTTTACCTGCAAACAAAGTTTTGTGGTAATCACTAGCGTTTTTTAATTGGTAGTTACTATCTATGAAAGGTTCTAACCACTTTGTAAATTCACTTTGATCACTTTTAATTGCTTGCATGTCTTTAACATTGTAGCGATATTTCTTGTCTCCAACTTGAAAATCAAAACCTTTGAAATTTTCGTTAAATACTTTATCAGTCTCTTTGTTAAATACTGTTTTAGCTTGTTGTTGTAGTTCTTGTGCTTGTGCTTGCTCTTTATTGTACCTGTCAAAAAAGTCAATAGCTTTTTGCTGTTGTGGAGGTAACTTAGAGCCTAACCTAAGCTCTTCGTAATATTTTCCTTTTAAACTTTCTAAATGCTGTTTTGCTTCTGCAACTTCGTTTTTATAAGCAAGCTTTTTGCGTTTCACGTCTCTTTCAGCGTCTACATCTTCGTCTACAGAAAAACTATCTTCAATTAAGAAAGATATTTCTTCTTGATTTAAATGTGGCTTAGTTTTTTGATAATATTCTCTTAACAAGTTATCATCTTCTAAACTAGAATAATCCGTATTGAGTTTGACGTAGTCCTCAATCGATCCACCTGTATCATTCATAAACTCCACGAGTTTTTCAATGTTTTCCGGCAGTTCCATTCCTGGAGTTTTTTCTTGTACTACAGCTTCTTCAACCTTCTCCTTAATAGGCTCAGGTTTTTCATCTGTTACATCTTGAAGAATTACTTCTTCTTTTTCTTCAGTTTTTTCTTGCTTTTCTTGACTACTTTTTTCGTCATCTTGCTTGTTTTCTTCCCGTATGGCATTTTCTTGTGTTTTAATGTTAGACAAATCTACTTTATAATCTCCGTCCTCATTACGAGGTGTTTCAGGTTTTTCAACCTTTTCAACAGTTTGTTCAACTGTGTCTTGTGTAGTTTCTTCAACTACGTTTTCATTTTTTTCTTCCATAATATAATATAATTAAATAATTGTTGTTATCTAGGATCAAACTGTTCTAAACCAAAACCATCTAGGTTATCAAAACCTTTAGATTCAAAGTTTTTAGGACCAGTATTGCCTTTTCTTTGTTCAATCAACTCACTCTGTTGAGTCGCTTGTATTTTAGTTCTTTCGTCTTTACGATCTTCTTTTCCGCTCTCCTTATCTTTAATCACTTGCATTTCTTGTTGTTTTAACTGCATATTAAGATTAAATTCAAATTCCATCAATTCTTTTTTAATAGCAGCTTCTCTTTCCATTTTAGCAACATCAAATTGACTTTGAGCTTGAGCTACTTTTATTTTAGTTTCAGCTAATGCTTGTTCTTTTTGCATTTCAGCAGCGGCTGAAGCTTGAGCAGCTTGAGCGTTAGACTGAGTTTGAGCTTGTATATTTTGAAGTTGTATTGCCCTGTCGTTTTGTTCTTTCTTACGTCTACGTATTTTTAAAAGTTGATTTGCTAGTTTTAAATTTTTAACCTCACGTATATCAATTGCGTCTTCTAAGTTTATTCTTTCTTTTTGAAGAGCCATTTGTATATTGTTTTCTAATAAAGCTTTTTCTTCTTCATCAGGTTGTAGTGTTAAGAATATACCAAAATCATGTAAATGTAACTCAGATACTTCTGTTAAAGTTGCAACATTAAATTTACCTAAAGTGTTTAAAAATTGTTCTTTTGTATTAGAATACTCTAGTATGTCAGATATTCTTAAAGATATACATTCAGCTGTCTTTAAAGTTAAATATAATCCAGCTTGTAATATATGTCTTGTAGCAGTATTACTATTAGCGGCTGCTAGTTTTTGAACACCAACTAAAGCGTTAGCATCAGGAAGACTACCATCTCTAGCTTCGTTTAATCCAGTTACATCACGCATCATCTGCATGTAGTAGTTGTATGTTTGTATTAAGCTAGCTATTTTTTGATTACCACCACTTGATCGTAGTTCTTGTATTGGTATTTTACCTTGATTAAAATCGCCGTCTTGCGTCATAGACCTACCAATAACACTACCAGTTTGAAAGTACATGTTTAATGCTTCTTGCGGATTATAGTTTGTTCCATTACCTAAATCAATTTCAGCTATACCATCAGCGTCCATATAAACACCATCTGGCACTAATCTTGATAAAACTTGCTGTAGTTTTAAATGAGTTAACTGTATCATATCTGCAAAACTTGTCATTCTACTAACTAATGATTCAGCTCTTCCTTTGTATAACCTAGGCGCTACAATTTGATAAGACATTTTACATTTTGTTAAATCAGCTTTTGGTCTAGACATGTTTTCTGCTAGTTTCCAGTCTAACATCATTTCGTGACCTACTACTTTAGAACCGCAATATATAACTTCAATAGATCTATCTACTTTTTTAAATCTTGATCTATCATCTTTTGGCGGATTAAAAGAGTCATCTTTTTGCAACGCCTTATCATTACCACTAGAACCTTTTTTAATTTTATAAACTTGATTTTTATAAGTTTTATATTCAAAGTTTATTATGTTAACAAAGTTATCACCAGAGTTTTTTGAAGAATAATGATCTCTTTCTCCATTGTTGCTTTCTATATCGCTTACGTCTTTTTCTGATAAGCTAGGAAACCTTTTCTTAAGTTCAGGTATACTAACTCTTTCTACTTCTCCAACATAATATAAATCTTCAAAATAAGGTGACTCAGTATAAGAGTGTACTATATCAACAGGGTCAACGTAGTGTAAATTAATACCGTCTGTAACGTTAAAACTATTTTTTATACAACCTATACCAATTACAGTTATATCATAATCTAATCTTTTCTTTAATAACTCAAAATCGTTTAAATCAAAAACATTGTTAATTGCCTCTTCAGAAGCTATTTCAATACTTTGCTTGTAATCTAACTGCATATGCAAAGAAAGTTCTTCGTTTGATTCTGGAAGAGCACTAGGCGCTACATCTGATTTAAATAAAGAAACGTTATTAGTTTTTTCAACATGTTGGTAAAAATCTTTGTTTTCCATATCGGTAACTAGATCTTCTATATATTTTGTTCTATCTGCTGCAGCTACAGGGTCTTGAGAATAAGCTTTTAATTCATAAGCTCTTTCCTGTATACCGTTGACAACTATATCTACAAACTTAGGTATTATTGGTACTGGCGTCCAATCTAAATTAAGATAAGACATGTCACCATTAATAGATAATTCATCTTTATATTTTTGTACTGACTGCTCGCCTCTTGCGTAAAGCTTTAATTCATTATACCTTTGTTTTGTGTGTAGGTATTTATTAGAACCACCATCATTTTTAAACCACTCGTGTTCTATGGATCTTGCAACTTGCAAACCATACTCCATGCTTGCTTTCTCAGAATCTGAGACCGCGTGGCTTGGGAAACTCGATTTTTTTTGTGTAGTTATTGCCATTATTTGTTTATTATTTTCGACGTTACTCCTTTGTTATTGTATTTTGATAAACCAAAAGATATTTCTATATTTTTTTTATCAGCAACTGGTTTGTATAAGTTTTTATTACAAGCCATTATAGCTAATCCTGAGCTAATCGTCGCATCATATTTTGTTCTATTATTAATATCAAAACCAGACCAATCAGTTAATGTTCTATTAAAATACATATCTCCGTAGGTGTGGTCTTCTTTTAATCCTATATATTTTTGTATATAAGTTTCTATAGCTGCGGCGTGTGCTTGCCTTA